CGTATATCAGAAGGAATTAGATAATTTAGGTATTGAAATTTCTTATGGGGATTACATCGGTTACTATGAAACTGAAACTAGAGTGAGATACTATTCTGTTGTTAATGACGGACGTGTTACTTCAGATAACAAACACACTTATGGTGGTTATAAACCATTCTATCGTTCAATAATAGGGGCACCTGTTAATGATAATGAATTTAAAGGAATTTAATAATGGCATTACCAAAAAAAATAAAAAAACATTTACCTTTAATTCCTGAAAAAGTAGGTAGGGAAAGAAGACAACAAATGCTTGATGATATCACTGATGATGGGACTTTTTTACCTAAAGGGGTGTTACATGCTGATTTGGATCTTGGGATGTTAGATTTTGTTAAAGATAAATTAAAATTAGTTGTTAGTGAAAAAAATGTCCCGACGATAAATAAAATAATAACAAATCAAAATTGGAGTCAGTTTGTTGAAACTTGGAATTTTCAAGATTTAGATAAAAATATAACATTGCCATTTATTGCTACGGTTAGAATGCCAGAAGTAAAATATGGTACGTTTCAAGGAGGAGCCGCAAACATACCAAACAGAAGACAATTCTTTTATTATACAGTACCCACTTGGGATGGACAAAGGAAAGGGGCTGACGTATATAAAATACCACAACCAATACCGGTGGACATTACTTATAATGTAAAATTGTTTTGTAATAGAATGAGAGAAATAAATGAGTTTAATAAAATTGTTATGCAAACTTTTACCTCAAAGCAAGCATATCAACAAATTAAAGGACATTACATTCCAATTATATTAGATGATGTTTCAGATGAATCCGCAAAAGAGTTGGAAAAAAGAAAATACTACATTGCTAATTATAAATTTACAATGAAAGGGTTGTTAATTGATGAGGAAGAGTTTCAAGTTTCTCCAGCAATTACAAGACAAGTAACTATGTTTGAGGTAGACACAAAGGTTAGAATTAAAAAAGTTATAAATAATCCGCCAAGTCCCAACTTTTTCGATTTGAATATTGAGTTAGTTAGTGGTATAACACAAATAAGCGAGGTGTTTAGATATACCGCAGATATTAAAGTAGAAAATACAATTAATATTTCATCGTATTCTGTTTATATTAATAACAATTACGTTGGTGATGATTTATCAACTATACAGATTAATGATGGTGACACTTTAAAAATCATTGTAGTTAAAATAGACGGTACTCAAGATGGTATTATTAATACCACAACATATTTAGTTTAAATTGTATCACCATATATATCTTTTTTCTTTTCACAAGTTTTTTTAATTAAAGATTCTAAAAATTTATACATCTTTAAATTATTTTCGTCACAATACTTTTTTAGTATTTCATGTGATTCTACTGATATTTTTATGTTTTTTATCTTTTTCATTTTTATTATTTTATACGGGTAGAAAAAAGGTAGAATTTTTTCTCACCACATAATAAATATTCTTGAAATGTAAAGTTTTTTGGTTTTTTTCGTGGTATTTATATAAAAAAATAAAACCATAAATAAAAAATAAAGAAAAAAATGGCATCATCAAACAAAGTTTTCGTTTCACCTGGAGTTTATACTTCAGAAAGAGATTTAACTTTTGTTGCACAAAGTGTAGGTGTAACAACTTTAGGTTTAGCAGGTGAAACCCTTCAGGGTCCAGCCTTTGAACCGATTTTTATAACTAATTTTGACGAGTTCCAAGTATATTTTGGGGGAACTAGTCCTGAAAAATTTGTTAACACTCAGATTCCTAAATATGAATTGGCATATATAGCAAAAGCATATTTACAACAATCAAATCAACTTTTTGTAACAAGAGTTCTTGGATTGTCAGGTTATGACGCTGGACCATCTTGGTCTATAACTACAATAGGTAATGTTGATCCGGCAACTATCGCAGCAACAGGAGTATCATCAACGGTATTAACATTTACAGGAACTACAGGAACAAGTTCTAATGTTACATACAACATGTCAGTACCTTCTATTATAAACGTTAATAATAATTTTTATAATACATATACTGAGTTTAATGGAGGTACATCAACAATCGATCAAGATTTAAGAACTTACATTTCAAATCAAATTAATTTATTCGCATTAGGATCGGCATCAACAGGAACAACAGCGTTGTTTTGGGGTACTGTAAGTGCAGGGACATTTAACTTAGTAACGGGTACATCTTTAAACGGTACAGGAGTAATAAGTGCTTATACAGAAAATTTTGGAGTTAATAATGTTAATCTTTCGTTAGCGAATTTATCGGCAACAACTAATGATGCTTGGTACTACGCATTATTTAATTATTCACAAATTAACGACGTGAGTTCTTATTATGGACAAGGTTTTGGTGCGGCACTACAATCATTAAGTGGTTCAGGTGGTAACTTCTCAGGTTCTTGTTTCTATAATACTAACTATTCAGGTACACCTTATTTAGATTATGACGATTTAGTTGTTGCTACTTTAAGGTCAAGAGGTATCTCTAATTATAGTGCAACACAGGCAGGACCTAATTATGAAGTTACAGGAACTACCGATGTACAAATGTTATGTACTGGTTCATATTCCGCAGTTACTAAAAATCCATATGCACCATTCCTTATTTCAGGGGTTACATATGACGGAGACAACTTTGAATTCCAAACGTCAATGTTATCAACAGATAAAAACTTTATATCTAAAGTATTTGGTAGAAGTAATTTTGGTAAGGATAGAACTGAGGTTCCTCTTTTTGTTGAAGAGACTTATACAAGTTTATTAACAAGTGGTTATAGAGCAGGTAAAATTAGAGGTTTAGATTGTGATATTATTGAATTACCAGGTGCTAGGTCATTAAACACCCAATCAATAGGGTTTTATTTAGAACAATATCAAACACCAGAAACACCATTTTTAGTTTCAGAACTTAGAGGTAATAAAGTTTATAAACTTTTTAAGTTTGTTTTAATTTCTGATGGTAACGCGGCTAACAGACTTGTAAAAATGTCAATTGGTGGTATATCATTTAATAATAGTACTTTTGATGTTTTTATTAGAGATTTTTATGATACTGATCAAAACCCAAGAGTTATCGAAAGTTTCACTAACTGTTCTTTAGATCCAAGTCAAAACAACTACGTGGCTAATAAAATTGGTACGTCTAATGGTGAATATCAAGTTAAGTCTAAGTATATTATGTTAGAAATGTCCGATGAAGCACCTACGGATGCACTACCTTGTGGTTTTGAGGGTTATGTATTTAGAAGATATTCAAATGCAACATCACCTTTCATCATTTATAAAACAAAATATAACCAACCTGGTGACGTACTTTTTAACCCACCTTTTGGTTCTTCTAATGGTGGAGATAATCCTGTGATTTCAAGTGGTGAAAACCCAAGAAAGGCTTATTTAGGTATTTCTAATATCACTGGTATTGATTATGATTTCTTTGAATATAAAGGAAAACAATTACCTGCTAATTTAGGTACAGATACTACGGGACCATCTTGGGGTTATTTAACAAAAGGTTTCCACATGGATAGTGGGGCAACTGTAGTTACAATTGCTAATGGTTATGTAACATCTGGACAGTCAGCATTTGAAGTGGGTGTCGGATCATTTAATTCTGAACCTACTGACAGCTCAAGTCCATATTATAAACTTAATACTCGTAAATTTACAGTATTAGCATATGGTGGTTTTGACGGTTGGGATATCTATAGAGAATATCGTACAAATTCGGATACATTTGCATTAGGACAACCAGGATTTAAATATGGTGCGGAAGCTAGTATAACATACCCTACCGCAACAGGTTGGGGATCGTTTAAGGCTATTTCAGGACCTAACCAAGAAAATTGGGCAAATACTGACTTTTACGCATACAAATGGGGACAAAATACTTTTGCAAATCCTGAAGCAACAAATATTAATGTATTCGCAACACCAGGTGTTGATTACGTAAATAATTCAAATTTAGTTGAGGACGCTATCGATATGATTGAAACTGATAGAGCAGATTCTATTTACATCTGTACTACCCCTGACTTCGATTTATTTTTACCAACATATAATGATATAGAAGAAGGTTTGATTTTCCCTCAACAAGCAGTAGATAACTTAGAAGAGACGGGTATTGATTCTAACTACACCGCAACATACTACCCTTGGATATTAACAAGAGATTCGGTTAATAACACTCAAATCTATATCCCACCAACATCTGAAGTTGTTAAAAACTTGGCATTAACTGATAACATAGCATTCCCTTGGTTCGCATCTGCAGGTTACACAAGAGGTTTAGTAAATGCTATTAGAGCAAGACGTAAGTTAACTCAAGATGATAGAGACACCTTATATAAAGGTAGAATTAACCCAATAGCAACTTTCTCTGATGTAGGTACGGTTATTTGGGGTAATAAAACTTTACAAATTAGAGAGTCTGCACTTGATAGAATTAATGTTAGAAGATTATTGTTACAAGCACGTAAATTGATTTCAGCTGTGGCAATTAGATTATTGTTCGAACAAAATGATAATAAAGTAAGACAAGACTTCTTGGATTCAGTTAACCCAATTCTTGACGGTATTAGAAGAGATAGAGGTTTGATTGACTTTAGAGTTACTGTTTCTAACACACCTGAAGATTTAGATTCAAATACATTGACAGGTAAAATCTTCTTAAAACCTACAAGAGCGTTAGAATATATAGATATCGAATTTGTTATCACACCAACAGGAGCATCTTTTGACGATGTATAAATAAAAAATAAAATGTGGGGAGTAGAAATATTCCCCACTCATATATTTATAAAATAAAATAACTATGAAAATAGAAAAAAAAATTATTAAAGAATCTATTGGTGACATTCAAAAGAGTCCTAAAACTTTTTCAGAAAAAAAACAAAACATTGTTATAACTGAAAAACAACTTGAGAAATTATTAGAGAAACTTAAAAAGTAATGGACATTAGAAAACACGTATTAAATTATGTCAGACGTAGAAATATTAATGAGGGGATAACTTCAGAGGGTACTCCTGATTCTAAATATTATGCATTTGACTGGGACGATAATATTGTTTTTATGCCAACAACCATTATTTTAATGACTGAAAATGATGAGGAAGTCCCTATGTCAACCGAAGATTTTGCTGAACATAGACACCAAATAGGAAGTGAACCTTTTCCTTTTAAAGGAACCACAGTTGTTGGTTACGCTCCCGACCCATTTAGAAATTTTGGAGTTATGGGGGACAAAAGATTTATTATAGATGCGATGTCTGCAAGTCCTGGACCTTCTTGGAATGATTTTGTAGAATGTATAAATGGGGGTTCAGTATTTGCAATTATTACAGCAAGGGGACATAATCCAGAAACATTAAAAGAGGCTACACTTAATTATATTTTATCAAACCATAACGGTATAAACAGTAGTGAAGTTGTTAAATCTTTAAAGTTATATAGAAATTGGACGGACAACCCAATTGACGAATCGGTTGATTTAAAATTTAACGATAAAGATATAATAATGGAGTATTTAGATTTATGTCGTTTTGAACCTGTTACCTTCGGTGAAGGTAGTGCTGCCAACCCTGAAGAAGGAAAAATTGTTGCAATGAGAAAATTTATTAGTTATTGTAAAGAAATGGCTAATGAAATTGGAAAAAAAAGTTACTTCAAAAATGATATTAGTAATGACGAAATAATCCCTTTTATTGGTTTTTCAGATGACGACCCTAAAAATATTGAGAAAATGAAAGATTTTATAGAAAAAGAATATGAAGAAAAACCTATAAGAATGTATTTAACTAAAGGAGGAGAAAAAAAAGAAGTTTAATAATTAAGTCCGGTCTAATAGAAGGATAATTTTAAACCAGAAAAAAGTAAATAGAAAAAAAATAAAACAATAGATATTTATAAATAAATAAAACAAATTAAAAAAATAAGACATGGCTGATTTATTAATGAAAATGCCCTTTCAGTACGAACCTAAAAGAAAAAATAGGTTTATATTGACATTCCCATCTTCTTTGGGGATTAACTCGTGGTATGTTGAGTCAACCACAAGACCTAAAGTTACAATAAAAGATGTTGAGATTCCATTCTTAAACACTTCTACATATGTTGCGGGACGATTCAATTGGGAATCGATGGATGTTACCTTCCGTGATCCAATTGGACCATCGGCATCACAAGCTCTTATGGAGTGGGTTCGTTTACACGCTGAATCAGTAACAGGACGTATGGGTTATGCTGCGGGTTACAAAAAAGACATTGACTTAGAAATGTTAGACCCAACGGGAGTTGCTGTCGAAAAATGGATTCTACAAGGAGTATTTTTAACTAGTGTTGATTTTGATTCATTAGGGTATAGTGAAGACGGACTTATTACAGTTAAAGCGTCACTTAGACCTGATAGATGTATTTTAGTTTACTAATACAAATATAAAAATAATTTTAAGAACCTCACTAACAAAGTGGGGTTTTTTATTTACATAGAAT